GTGGTCAGTAGCGATTCGGGTAAGTATCTGTACACGGTCTATAAGATTTCTGAGGAAATTCATAACTCAGGATACGACCGGCGCGGGGTTTCTGAGCTCCCAGCGATACTCGGAGTTCGTGGTCAACCACGCGGCCCAGCAGCCGTAGTGGGCACGATTTACGCTAAGACAAGAGTGATTTATGCCATGCCTCGAGCATTGATGAATGTGGAGAAACGGATTCAGTATCCACTTCAGGGGTATTTAAGGAACCACCCTTCGTTCAGTGCTTGGGTCGGCAGGCCTAGTGTGGCGAAAGCCATCACCGGGCTGTTCGCTCATAAGCCGAGAGAAATTCTCTCGGTTGACTTTAAATCCTTTGATGTATCCGTGCCGGAGGTGGTTCTGAATACCATCTTCGATATCATCAGAGGCTGGTTCACAGCGGAGTCGAGTCACGTGATAGCCTTCGCCCAAGAGGGCTTCATGCGGACGGGTATACTCTGTCCAGACGACTATCTTCCGGGTAGTTTTCGCACTGGCGGAGTTCCGTCAGGTTCGGTCCTTACTAACCTGATCGACAGCCTCGTTAACCTTTGGGTTATGCACTATGCAGCACATCGCGTCTCTTCAAGTGTTCTCTTCTCCTTAGCTCAAGGAGATGATGGGGTGTATACCTTCCAGGGTTGCCCCAGTAAGCGCGATTTGTCTGAGGTTGTTTCCGAACTAGGTATGACCATGTCAGAGGAGAAGTCTATTATGGAGAGGGGGGTGGTGCATTACTTGCAAGATCTCCACCTTTCCGATTACATGGTAGATGGCTTCAATGAAGGTATGCGACCCCTTACGCACATACTCAATTCGGGTATGTCTCAAGAGCGTATTGATGGTAAGCGATGGGATCGAGATTGTGACACGGTACGCTGGTTACAGCAGTGGGGAGAAGCTAGGTTTCATCCTAGGTTCCACGCTTTCTGTGATTGGCTCTACGAGACGGATTGGATGTGTAGGGGATTGTTGGCCAGGATTCGTGATGACGACGGACCTTGGTTGGCAGATGTCCTAGCAGCCGTTAAC